TGCTTCCTCCATCGGCAAGTTCCAGTCTTCTCAGCCGAACCCTGTGGGTGAAATCAGATCCGGATCGGTTACGGCAACGATCGGACAGGCCTTGTTCAACTCGCCTCCGTACATCGGTGCCGCGAAGTCCTCAAGCCCGTTCGTCCACCAGGTTCCCATTCCGCCTCAGGGCGGACTGTTCACGCTCGTCCCGGGCGAAAGCCTTGTTCTCCGTACCGAGGTCGGCGACGTCGACACTCGTTGGAATCTCTCTCTTGCTTGGGGTGAAATCTAGTGTTCGCAGGTGGTCCTGGTCAGGACCAGATCGTAGGCAACTCTCTCACCGCCTCGGGAACTCTCGTCACAGTTCCGGCCGGTAACTCCCTCACCGCCAACATCCAGCTGTCTGCCGCTGTGGCTGTGGCTGGTACGTCCAGCCCTGTCGTCACCGTTCAGGGGACCAATGCCGCTCCCGCGAGCGGCACTGTGATCGCACGACTCAACGTCAGCGGCCTCCTGGCTTCTGCGGCTGCCGATTCAGGCGAGTTCGAGATCCTCGTCAAGGCTCCCCCGGAGAACAGCATCACCCTCCAGTTCACCGCTGGCGCTTCCGGCGCCAGCTCTGCCACCATCAACGGCTGGATCTTCACCTAAGGAGTCTCATGGCCACCTTCAATGACCTCGTGAGCCGAGTGAAGCAGCAGCTTCTTGGTTACACCAGGGATCAGGCTTCTATCTCTTACCTCACGGCGCCGATGGGGGCCAGCGACACCACGTTCACGGCCGACACGGACACGGTCAAGCAGATATCCCGAGGGCTTGTCGAGATCGGGGATGAGCTGATGCTCGTCAAGTCCCGGGATACTTCTACAGGGGCCGTGTCCATTATGGCCGGAACCAACGGCAGAGGCGTCGAGGGGACTGTCGCGGTCCCTCACTCTGCCAACGACATCATCACCGCCGATCCGAAGTATCCGCGAGAGCGGATCAAGGAAGCGATCAACGACGCGATCAACGGGGTGTACCCGGACCTCTGGGTGTTCGGTGTACACGAGTTCCCTTGGATCGCAGCCCGTTACGAGTACCCGATTCCTGCCGAGGCGGAGGGTGTGTACAGGGTGATGACCAACACCATCGGCCCTTCGGCCGTATGGTTCCCCAACTCCTCGTGGCGATTCAACTCGCAGGCCTCCACCACTCCTGGTCAGACCAAGCCGACACCGACTCCGACCGGCAAGAGTATCCAGGTGATGCGTGACTTCATCGTGCCTGGCCGGAACGTCCGCGTGATCTACACCAAGAAGCCGACCACTCTGTCGAACCTGACGGACGACTTCAGTCTCACAGGCTTCCCTGACCGATATATCGATCTGATCACGTATGGCGCCTGTTGGCGCCTTATCCCGGCGTACGAGTCGGCTCGCCTCCAGCAGACTGCTATCGAGGCCACTGAGCGAGCTGAGCTTGTGCCTACCGGCTCCGCCTCGAAGGCGTCGCAGTACTACTTCAACCTTTATCGGACTCGCCTGGAGGAAGAGCGCGATCGCCTCTTCCGTCTGTACGAGACTTACCAGACCTTCAACGGCTAGGAGAGACATGGCTATCAGAAACTATTCCAGTGTCGCGGCCGAGACTACACTTCAGTCCGGCGTCAACAACGTAGCCACGGTCATCCTGGTCAATTCCACCATAGGCCTTCCGGCCGTACCGTTCACGCTTGCACTCGACTACGGTGCCGCAACCGAAGAGCTTGTAGACGTCACGAACGTGGCAGGCAACAGCCTCACAGTCACTCGTGCGGTCGATGGCACGGCAGCCACGACTCATGGCGCTGGTGCCAAGGTGCGGCACGTCTCCTCCGCCCGGGACTTCCGGGAAGCCAACACCCACATCAACACCAGCACCGGAGTTCACGGGCTCACAGGTGCGGTCGTCGGAACGACCGACACTCAGACTCTCAGCGGCAAGACTCTGACGAACCCGACAGTCAACAACATGACCTTCGACGGCACCGTTACCGGTGGCGTCTTCATTCAGAGCAACGCCACCAACGAGACGACGCTCCGGATCAGGGAAGTAGCGAGCCAGACTTCCCCGACGTTCGAGGTCCTCGATCAGACTGGGGCCACGATCGCCGAAGTAGGCAGTCAGATCGGTATCAACAAGACCATCCTGAATTCCATAGTCGAAGTCAACATGGACGGGACGGGTGGAACCAGCTGGAATCTGGCTGGCAATGCTGTCGCGTTCGTGGCCAGCACCGGCGAATTCGACTCCAGGCGATCGACCAGTACCAGCACCAGCCTCATCAACCCTGCAACAGGGTGGACCACGACCACTTTCTCGTACGTGTGGAAGTCGCACATCCTTACGATGAGCGCCTCGATGACACGGACCGGTGCGGCGATCACCGCGAACTCTGTCGGTAACATCACTGACACTACGGTCGGAACCATCAACGCATCCATCGCTCCGCATGCGGACTTCCCGGCATCTCCCACACTGATATCCACCTACACCACGGGTGCGGCAGACGGTTCTATTTCTCTGAACCCTGACACCGGAGTCTTCACGATACTGACGCTGTCCCCGACTGCGACGATCTCCACGAACGACGTCATCACGTTCACGTACACGTATCCGATCGGCACTCTGTAAGGGGGCAGGCATGGGAACCCTTGTCAACAGAATCCCGTACGAGATATCGGGTCGGGGTAGCGGAGCACAGGGCCAGTACATCCCCACCGATCTTGATTATGACTACGCGATCGGTGGCATCCCGTTCGTCTCCGCCATCAAGGATGAGTTCCCTTATACCGAGCGCATGTCTCCGATCCGAAAGGATCAGTTCGACAGCTTCGCTGAGCCTGGAGAGCAGTCTCTTCAGGGATGGTGGCTTCGCAGCCAGTCCACCTTTACGGGTGGGGCTGGCGTTCTGTATCAGGATCCCGATAACGACAACCAGTTCAACTACAGGTTTGCGGATTCTCTCGGCATCGACCCTTGGCATTCAGGGGACATGAGGCTGCTTCGCAGGACCGAGCGAGTCACTACCACTGCGGCTACCTCTGTACTGGCTCAGGGCTACGTCGACCCTACAGGGGTCGACTCTTACTGGCTGGTCGAAGGTGGCGACCTGACGAAGAAGACCGATGCAGGTTCCACGAACATCAGCATCGGTGGCACTACAATTCTCGACATCACCTCTACCGGCGCTACGTACATCATCGCCAGGACGGTAGGAGTCTGGAAGGGGCTGGACACCGCAGCGCCGACGCAGCTCTACACCGACGCTCTCACCAATCCTGTGGTCGAGTTCGTCAAGGACCGGCTGATCATCACCAACGGCGTCAACGTGTATCAGGGTGTTCTCACGGCGGCAGCGGTGGCGCTGCCTGCCGCTAGCTACTCGCATCCTGATCCCAACTGGCAGTGGCGTTCCATTACTGATGGACCTACCGCTGTGTACATCGCAGGCGACTCCGGCACCACGAGCCAGATCCACAAGTTCTCTGTGATCGACAACGCGGGCGTTCCCCAGTTCAAGTGGGCTGGCGTCACTGCGACCATGCCTGCGGGCGAGATCATCAGGACGATCTACTCATACGTCGAATCGTTCGTGGGTATCGCCACGAACAAGGGTTTCCGTGTCGGCGAGATCGATTCCAACGGAGACGTCTCTTACGGTCCGCTGATATTCGAAGCGACCGGCGGAGCGAGAGGCATCGTAGGCAACGACAGGTTCATGTGGGTCGGCACCGGAGATGCGCACGACGGAGACTCCGGACTGTACCGAGTCGACCTCGGCAACTCCACGCAGGAGCAGACCACCCGGACCATACGCTACGCGTACGCCAGGGACATCTACGGCGAGATCACCGATGGACTGGTGAATTCGGTGACGATGTTCGGAGCTTCCGATCGCAAGGTATTCACGATCCCGGCCTCGGGATCGTTCAGGGAGCGGGCAACCGAGCTGCTCCCGACCGGATATCTGAAGACCGGGCGAATCAGGTTCAACACGGAAGAGCCGAAGCTTTACAAGTTCTTCTCTGTCAGAACTCCCTCGCCTCTCACTGGCTCCGTCTCGGTTTCCGTCCTCCCTGAAGGAGGCGGAGAGATCCCTTACATCACCTATTCGGGTGCGGCTTCTTCTGGCACGAAGGATGTGGCCACACCTCAGCCGGTCGGCCCGCAGAACTGGTTCTCGCTGAAGTTCATCCTTACTCGGGACTCGGTCACCACCTCGGTCGGCGGTGTTCTGAATGGCTGGCAGGTGAAGGCTCTGCCTGGTTCCATCCGCCAAAGGATCATCACCGTCCCGGTTCTGCTGTACGACAATGAGAAGGACCGTGCTTACCAGTCTTACGGGTATGACGGATTCGCTCGTGAACGCCTGGAGCAGTTCAAGTCCCTGGCCAGGTCGGGAGACACGTGGCTGTTTCAGGAACTCGCAGAGGATCTCGTCACGGAAGTCGTGATCGATGACTGGGAGTTCAAGCAAGACGGGCCACCCGCTCCTGCGGGGGCCCTTGGTGGGGTCCTCACCATGGTTCTGAGGACAGTGGCAGAGTCCACGTAACGCGACGCTCAAGGCGTCGCTACACCCAGGAAAGGGAGAAGAATGGGTGTCGAAGCACTTATAGCCGCGCTGGCTGGTATCGCTGGCATTGTCGGAGCATGGTATGGCGGTAAGCGTAACGCCACATCGTCCTCCGTCAGCATCGCTGCTGATACAGTGGAGCTCCTTCAGGTTCAGATCGAACTCCTGAAGGCTGAGAACGGCGAGCTTAAGGCTCGCGTAGAAGTTCTCGAAGCCCTTGTTACCCAGCGAGCGGAGGTCGAACAAGTGAAGCACGAAGTTCAGGGTGTGCGAGGTGTGGTCGATCGCATTGCGTCCAAGGTCGGTGCATGATGGATCTACCTTGGTTCAAGCGAGACATCATCCGCCCCGCGACTGAGTTCGAACACGAAGCCCTGAGGCACGTTCAGAGGGTCTTGCGTATGCCGGTGACCGGAGAGATGGACGACGTCACGATCGCCGCTCTACGGGGCATACAGGGCGTTTTCGGGCTACGTATGACCGGCATCCTCGACAAGGCTACAGCCGAAGAGATCGAGAACATAAGGAGCTACTATGCCGTATGAGTCCGAGAAGCAGCGGAAGTTCATGTACGCCAAGCATCCCGAGATCGCTAAGCGATACGAGAAGGAAGGCAAGAACAAGGTAGTCAAGAAGGCTGCTGCGAAGAAGACCGGGCGGAAGAAGTGAGGGACGAGTGGAAGCGGACTATCCGGACTGTGGTGCAGACGTTGATTGCTGCGGCTGCTGCTGTCCCTGTAATTCTTCCTGCGGTCGGCGTATCGACGACTATGGGCTTCGGTGCACTGGTGGTCGCGGTTGCTGCCGGAGTGACCAGGCTGATGCAGGTGCCTCAGGTGGCCGAGCTGCTTAACAAGTACTTCAAGGTGCCCATGCCTTAACATGGAGCAGAGGGGCCCTTAGCGGGGCCCCTCTTTTTTTGCGTTCTACGAGAACTCTCGCCCGATGACGATGACCTCGTCGTCTCCAAGGTCATCGAGGTAGGTCATGAACTTCCTGAACAGTTCGAACGTCTCGTGCTCGTCGAACTTGGTGGCATCCTCCTTGAGGTCATCGAGGCGAAAGGCGTGAAGCACGCCCCGATCGGCCAGGTACGCGTCGATGTAGAACACTAGAACCCCTTACCGCATCCGTTGCAGTGACCATAGTCCTTCGGGTTGCTGGCCCCGCAGCCTAAGCAGGTCTTCACTTCTCGTCCTCGAAGGTGAGGTAACCACTGTACTTTCGATTCGCGGCAGAGTCGTACCAGTCGACCCCTTCCGAGCTCAGGGCGTCAAGAATCCCCTGGGAGACCCCACGGTATCCGGTGGCGGGACCGCCGACAGCGCCGAGCACTACCGCCAGCACCGTCACTTCCTCCTCCGTCAGGTCGAGCCGGTAAAAGCTCCTCACCACGGTCTCGGTACGCTTCAGAATCTCAGCCATCAATACTCCTTGATAGTGAACCGAAGCCTGCCGTCGGGCAGGCGTTCGACGATTACCTTACGCATGAAGCAGCCGCTCAAGCCGAACGGGAAGGATTACCTCCCAGAAACTCGACGGAACCGACAGGTAGATGCTGGCAAGTACACCCCTTGCATCCATCGTGCCCCTTCCCGGGCTCCAGCTCTTCCATCAGCTCACCGCCGTTGAGCGTGTAAGCAAGATCCATGTTCCGCAACTGATTGACTGCGTCCCGTCGGCAGTTCTCGCACGTCATCGCTCAAGCTCCGACTCCATCACGTACACCTTATGTCCGCTCCATTGCCAGTAAGGGAGATCATCTGCCCCCCACTGAGTGTCGGGATCGGGGCCATAAGCCCCGCCTGTGGACCGGAACATCCTGACCGCGTAAGCATAAGCCGCGATCGATGCACCCTGAATGGTGCGATGCACAGACACTGAGTCCTCATTGGCGTACTCGACGTAGTGAAACACGGTGAATACGCTCATCAGTGCATCCCCTGACAGGCAGGCCACATCATGTTGTGGGTCCAGCACCAGTTCGGGTCACGCTGCGGATCATTCATCGTCGTCGATCGAGGCTTGAACAACGATCCAATCCGGCTGAACAGGTTCATCGGTGCACCAGCTTTCGTTGTCGTCGTCTTCCATTACAGGCTACCGCTCAGGTCCATCGCGTACAGGATGGTGGCGTAGTTGGCCAGATCCTTCTTGGTGTCTGCGATGGATTCATAGTTGATATTCCGCCCGTCTTCGAGAAGCCCTCGGAGTCGACCGAGCTTGATCCCGATCAGGCAGAGAATCACTGTCTCGGTGTTCACGCCAGCCACGTTGGCCGCGTAGTAAAAGTTGGAGAACTCGTTGCTCGAAAGCCGGTAGTCCTCGTTCTTCTTTTCGAGAGTCTCGCGCATCTCGGCAAGAGCCATCGGGATGAACATCTGGCCGACCGACTCTTCCTTCACTGCTCTTCTCCGAACACCTTGGTGCGGATGGTCTGCCACTCAAGCGTGGCGAACGGAACCTCAGGGTCAAGGTCGTGAACCACAGCCTCAAGCTTCTGAAGCTCCACGATCATGTACGAATCAGCCTGATGCCACGGCTCCCAGCTCTGCTGAGTCTGATAGTAGCCACGGAACTCGATCCTCTCGTAAGGATCACCCTTCTTGATCTGACCGCCAAGGTGATCCTGGAGCCACTTGCCGCGCGTGGTCACCTTGTAGCGATAGACGTTGGTCGTGTCGGTCTTGGTGTTGTTCACGAGATCTCCAGTCGATTCAGCGTCTTGTTGACGTAAAAGTCGAAGTCGTCGATGGACTCGTATCCGTCGTTCCAGATGACGACCGGAAGCGTCTCGTCCAGCGTCTCCAGGTACTTGATCAGCTCAAGAACAGTCACTTCACTACCACCCTCTCGATTCCGACATGCTTGATCAGGACAGAACACTGCGTACAAGGCTCGTCCGTGACGTATATCGTACCGCCCCTGGCTCGCTCAACGCCAGCCAGGAGGATCGCATTGTGCTCGGCGTGGATCGCCCTGCATGGGTACAGATTGTAGTCTACGCCCGCAGGTACATCGCTGTAAGCGAGAAGCCCACGAGGACACCCACCATCAACGCAATGCACTTCACCAGAAGATACGCCATTGTATCCTTCACCGACGATCTTCCCTTCTCGGTTGACCAGGACGGCGCCCACCTGGCGCCGTGTGCATGTGCTGAACTGAGCCAGCCCGGCTGCCTGAAGCAGCCGGTACTGATCCATCTTCTTCTGATCAGGCATCGTCGAACTCAAGATCGCGCCACTCGATAACCTGGTCCCGAGCGTTTAGCGTCTGCACCTGAACCCGAGACCGACGAGTGCCCTTCTTGTATCGATCGCTGTAGTTGTTCTCGGCTCCACTGATCGTAGCCTTAGCCTGACCGGCCTTGAAGTACGGGCCGTACACCAGGACCTCGTGCCACTCGTTGTCGTAGAACGACTCGACAAGCAGGCGGTAGCAGATGACTAGCGACGTGTCATTTACCTGTCGAGCAGCCATTACTCCCCTCCGCCCAGAACGATAGCGATGGCCATGTCCATGACGTCCCGGATCTCGCGAGTGGAGTACTCGTCGGGATAGGTACCATCACACGCTCGCATCTGCCACTTGAGATCGGACAGCTTGCTAGCGATCAGGTTACGTACAGCCCATTCGATGTCCTGGACCACGTCAGCGTGACGGTAGGCCTTGTCGCCGTACCACTCCTCGAACGACCGCCACGCTTCGGGAGAGATGCCCCACTCTTCTCCGTCGATCTCCATCACTTCTTGTGCCTGCCCTTCGGCTTGTCCTGTCGATGACTGTCGAGGTAGGGAGTGGTGGTGTACTGGCGGTTGCCGTTGTACTGCTGATCGAAGTCCTTGGCCTTCAGCCACTCGGGAGCGTCCGGATCATACGGCGTCTGGTTATAGTCGGTCTTCTTGTTGTGCTTACCCACGGTCAAGCTCCATGATGTAGTAGGTGTCACGGTAGATGCCATCCTCCGGAGGTGCGAGGAACTTGCGCTCATGACCCTCAAGGTCAACGAGCAGATCACGGGCAATAGCGTGAAGCG